CACCCTGTTTATATATATCACCTTCAATATTGATACTTCCATTAATATTTATTTTATAAATATCACCATTGTTATCAAATATTGTATGAGGTTCTGTGCCAATACCTATATTACCTGTCCCGCCGTCAATAATTAGGCTATCACTTATAAGATTATTTTTACCAGATGAAATAGCAAAATTGTTATTGCTATTTGATATTCTCCATCCAAATAAATCATTGTTTTGTATAGAATTATCAAGGCCATTTATAAACTCTATAGAAGATACTGGGTTATCAATATGAGGATTTTGTATTTTAATATTTGCAGCCTTTCCATATATATTTAGCAACGAACTAGAAATATTAGTAGTACCTATGCCTACATTGAAATTTACAAATAGATTCGAGTTTGTTCTGATATCTCCTTGAACGTCTAACAAATATTCAGGATTCTGTTTGCCAATCCCAACTCTACCATCTTTTGTAATAATCATCTTTTCAACATTACTTGTTATAAAGCGTAGCTCGTCATTATTAACACCCGGTTCGCTCTCGGCGCTTATAAAAGTATCATTATTGACATCTTTGACGCCACCAAGTGTTCCCCAGTTATTACCAGCTCCGTAGCCTTCAAATTGATTGGTATCAGTATTATAACGGATAGTACCTTGGATTAGATTGACTCCGACAGGTCGTTGGATATCTGTGCCGCATGGAATTTTGATGCCGTCTGTTGAGTTGATTTCCAAATATACTTTGGGAGATTCGGTACCAATGCCTACTTTGCCATTATAATTAATATTAAAAACAGGAATATTATTATTTGAAGCTGTGAATATATTATATGAATTATTAATTTGCTTAACTATCAGAGCATCTCCTGTGCCAGTATTTGTTATATTCAATTGTTCTGTAGTATATACATCAGTATTCAAGGTTGTTGTTACGCCATATACAATTAAATTAGAATTGATAGTTAAATCGCCGTCAATAAATAGATTATTATTATATTTATTGGCTACTATGAATTTATTTATAGAAGTGCTATTTTCTGTAATCAAATCTGTTGTTAGATTTGTTATTCTTGTTGCTATAAAATTACTTGTCTCTAAAATAAAATTACAGGTTTCTTTCATAATATCGCGATTGTTAATAGTATATACAAAATCGGTTCCAGGTTCGCTAACAATATTTATATTACCTCTTACATCCAATTTACTTTGTTTATTAGGATTTGTTACTCCTAAGCCCATAATACCATCGTATGTCAGAGTCATAACCTCGCTATTCAAATTAGAAGCCGAGATAATATTGCTTCCTATATTATTCTGCCGGGCATTTAGCAATACTCCTTGTGGTTGCATAACACCAAACCCAATACTTCCGTCATAGGCTACTGTAAGCACTTCTCTATCCAAATTGGAAGCAGAGATAATATTACTTCCTATATTATTCTGTCGGGCATTTAGCAATACTCCTTGTGGTCGCGTAACACCAAACCCTATGCTACCATCATAGGCTACTGTTAGGACTTCTCTATCTAAATTAGATGCTGAGATAATATTGCTTCCTATATTATTCTGTCGGGCATTTAGTAATATGCCTCGTGGTTGCATAACACCAAATCCAATGCTACCATCATAGGCAACAGTAAGGACTTCTCTATCCAAATTAGAAGCAGAGATAATATTTTGATTTATGTTATTCTGCCTGGCATTTAGCAATATTCCTCGTGGTTGCGTAACACCAAAACCTATGCTACCATCATAGGCAACTGTTAGGACTTCTCTATCCAAATTGGAAGCAGAGATAATATTGCTACCGACATTATTCTGTCTGGCATTTAGCAATACTCCTCGTGGTTGCGTAACACCAAACCCAATGCTACCATCATAGGCAACAGTAAGTACTTCTCTATCCAAATTAGAAGCCGAGATAATATTGCTTCCTATATTATTCTGCCTGGCATTTAGTAATATACCTCGTGGTTGCATAACACCAAACCCAATGCTACCATCATAGGCAACAGTAAGTACTTCTCTATCCAAATTGGAAGCTGAGATAATATTGCTTCCTATATTATTCTGCCTGGCATTTAGCAATATTCCTCGTGGTTGTGTAACACCAAACCCAATACTTCCGTCATAGGCAACTGTTAGGACTTCTCTATCCAAATTGGAAGCAGAGATAATATTGCTACCGACATTATTCTGTCTGGCATTTAGCAATATTCCTCGTGGTTGCGTAACACCAAACCCAATACTTCCGTCATAGGCAACTGTTAGGACTTCTCTATCCAAATTAGAAGCTGAAATAATATTGCTTCCTATATTATTCTGTCTGGCATTTAGCAATACTCCTCGCGGTTGCGTAACACCAAACCCAATACTTCCATCATAGGCTACCGTAAGCACTTCGCGGTCAATGTTAGAAGCTGAGATAATATTGCTACCGACATTATTCTGGCGAGCATTTAGTAATATGCCTCGTGGTTGCGTAACACCAAACCCTATGCTACCATCATAGGCAACAGTAAGGACTTCTCTATCCAAATTAGATGCTGAGATAATATTTTGATTTATGTTATTCTGTCGGGCATTTAGTAATACTCCTTGTGGTTGCGTAACACCAAACCCTATGCTACCATCATAGGCCACTGTGAGAACTTCTCTATCCAAATTAGAAGCAGAGATAATATTTTGATTTATATTATTCTGTCGGGCATTTAGCAATACTCCTTGTGGTCGCGTTACACCAAACCCAATGCTACCATCATAGGCAACGGTGAGAACTTCTCTATCCAAATTAGAAGCCGAGATAATATTTTGATTTATATTATTCTGTCGGGCATTTAGTAATACTCCTCGTGGTTGCATAACACCAAACCCTATGCTACCATCATAGGCTACTGTGAGAACTTCTCTATCTAAATTAGAAGCCGAGATAATATTGCTACCTATATTATTCTGTCGGGCATTTAGCAATATTCCTTGTGGTTGCACAACACCAAACCCTATGCTACCATCATAGGCTACTGTCAATACTTCACGGTTAATGTTAGAAGCTGAGATAATATTTTGATTTATGTTATTCTGTCTGGCATTTAGCAATACTCCTTGTGGTCGCGTAACACCAAAACCTATGCTACCATCATAGGCTACTGTGAGAACTTCTCTATCCAAATTAGAAGCTGATATAACATTACTGCCTATATTATTCTGACGAATATTGAATAGAACTCCTTGTGGATGTACTACGCCTAATCCCATACTTCCATCATATGCCAATGTTAGCAATTCGCGATCCAAATTAGAAGCAGAGATAACATTGGTGCCTATATTGTTTTGACGAGCATTGAAGAGAACTCCGCGAGGTTGCGTAACGCCAAAACCTATGCTACCGTCATAGGCTACGGTGAGGACTTCCCTATTCAAGTTAGAAGCCGAAATAATATTGCTACCTATATTATTCTGACGAGCATTTAGTAATATTCCCTGCGGTTGCGTAACACCAAAACCTATGCTACCGTCATATGCAACTGTAAGGACTTCGCGATCCAAATTAGAAGCCGAAATAATATTGTGATTTATGTTATTCTGTCTTGCATTTAGCAATACTCCTTGTGGTTGCGTAACACCAAAACCTATGCTACCATCATAGGCTACGGTAAGGACTTCGCGATCAATGTTAGAAGCCGAAATAATATTGTGATTTATGTTATTCTGTCTTGCATTTAGCAATACTCCTTGCGGTTGCGTAACACCAAAACCTATGCTACCGTCATAGGCTACTGTAAGCACTTCTCTATCTAAATTAGATGCTGAGATAATATTGCTTCCGATATTATTCTGTCTTGCATTAAAAAGAATGCCTCGTGGTTGAGTAACACCAAATCCAATACTACCATCATAGGCAACTGTTAGGACTTCTCTATCTAAATTAGATGCTGAGATAACATTAATATCTATATTATTCTGGCGTACATTTAACAAGACTCCTTGTGGCTCTACTACTCCCAATCCTAAGCTACCATCATATGCTAATGTCATCAATTCGCGATCCAAATTAGAAGCTGATATAACATTGGTATATTCATTATTTTGTCTGATATTAAATAGAGCACTTTGTGGCTCTGTCACGCCTAATCCCACGCTTCCGTCATAGGCGACTGTCATAACTTCGCGTTCCAAATTAGCAACCTGTATAATATTTTGGTTATGTTTTTGGAATACTGATAATGAAGGAATATTTCCTTCGCCTTCAATATATAAATTACAGTTAATATACAAATCCGCATATAAATCAAGATTATATGTATTATTTAATAGTTCAGATTTATGTAATATTAAAATATCATTAATTACATTGGAAGATAAATAATCTTTTACATAAAAGAACTTATAATCAATATGATTATTGCTAGCATAAGAATTAATTTCAAGACCATTTGAACCCAAAGAATTAAAATGAATATTACTTGAGTTTATCTCGTATTCTTTATAATAATTTTTGTTAAGTATCTCAATTAAATCATTGCCATTTGCGTCGTATATGTGTCCGTCAAATCTCAAATCGCCTCTCATATCTATGCCACCGTGAATGAACATATTACCTATATTATCAATTTTGAGGGGGACAAATTGCTTATTCGCGGAATTAGCATATTTTATTTCAAATACTCCATCATAGCTGTATATTTCGTGTCCTTCAAAAACACTATCGTTTTTCTCAACATCATTTATCAAAGAGATATGTGGTTTATAATTTTTATAGTTATAGTTGCGAATACCTATGTTGATATCTTCTAAATTATAATTGCAATAGTTATTAAAATATTCTTCTATAACTATAGTTTTATTTATAGGATTACCCAAAATATCAAAGGTATCTTGGAAAACATTTGAACTAAATTTCTGGATAACCATATTTCTTTGCATAGCATTGGCATTATTGTTAATAGAATAGTTGGATGTTCTAAAAATTATATTATTGTCATCAATAATATTTGAAGTTATATCAAGATATGCCGTGCTTAATTCAAATAGCTCTTCAAATATAATATTGGAAGTTGCAATATTTAAATGATTAGTATGAACGGAAGAAAATACACCATCATATGCTATGTTAGAATTGTATTTCAAAACATTTGTAGTATATGTATTTAAATATATGTTGGAATATTCTAAAAACTTTAGATTGAGATTAATAGCATTTTGATGATAATCCATATAGGTATGTTCCATTACATTTTCAAGGGCATTAAAAGGCTGATTTGCAGTTCCAAAAGTTGTTGTTATATAGTTGCTGATATTAAAAAAGTTGCTATTATCAATTATTTCAATATTTGAACTAACACTAATAGCTATATTGCAAAATATATGATCTGATATAATATACCTATTTATATATTCATAGTTGAATAATATATTACTATCATAGACATTGAATACGGCGCTATCAATTACGGAAAGCATTTTTTCTGAAATATCGCTTGGTTTAATATCGTCGTTGCTACTGTAAAATATGCCTTGTGGTACTAAGGAAAAATTGTTTTCCTTGAATAAATCATATTTATCTTTGACACTATCGTTTTCTATATCAAATGTTTGGTTATTAAGGGGCATATAATTAATATCTAAATTACTGAAAAAATACGGATAATTGATATTAGAATGAACTGTAATATATGATAGATTCCTTGATATTAGATTATCTACTTTAAATATGAAGCCATCGTCTTGTAGATTATTAGAAGTGATAACGTTATTATTAGCATCTATTGCCGGCAACTCTGTTATAGCCTGTTTATAAAAACTGAAATATGTCTTAGAATCATTTGACCAATTAGATGACAATATATCAAATAGCACTTTGTCATAATCTATTTTAACTGTACTATTAAACATATATTCATAGCTATATCTGCTCGTAATTGCCATAGGAACGGTATCATAATCGCTTTTAATTACAAAGGTCTGATTTATGTTAGATGCAAAGTCTTCGTTGAATCCGTATCGGGCTCCTCTGCGTTTATCTCCATTATATTCAAACGCATCAATAGTGAATACATTTGTCATAACTGGTTCGTTATTTAGATCATCTACAGTAGCTGAAGAGACATCAATAGTAAACTTGTGATTGTTATGAAGATCACCGCCTGATATAGTATGATAAATATTTTTTCCCTCGGAGTTCAATAAATTGATAGACGCCGGATATTTATTGTTGGTAATTTGAAGACCGTATTTTTCATTTCCATCAATGTGAAAAAGGATATTTGAACTCTTGTCTGTACCGAGACCCAAGTGAGCAATAGTACTATTGGCATCGCCGTTATCACTGACTCTATTAATAAATCGCAAAAAGTTTTTATATGAATCATTGTTATAAACGTTAAAATCAAGATAAGTGTTACTATTATTATTACCCACACTCATTTGAATGGCATTTCTGATATTGTTTTGCTTGTCTATGTCATCATCTACTAATTGAAGATTACTGTTGTAAATAGCCAATTCTATCATAGAATAGCAAATATTGCTCTTAGAATAAGTAATAAACTTCGTTACCGGATTATCATCATTCATATTTTTAATTATTACAGGAATCTCCTGATTTTCCACAGGGTCAATTATAACATTTTCTCTGGGTCTCAAAATATCAATTGACATTGCAATTTTATTTGTAGATGCCGAATATCCTGTGTCAATACCATTACCTGATATATAATTTATATATCTGTCTACTCTTTTTAGATTAGATGATAATGCTTTCATAGTAAAATTAAAATTGCATCCTTCGTTATCTAAAATATTAACATTTCCGTGAACATTTAGGTCGCCGTATATTGTCATAGCAGATTTATCTTCATAGGATACCTTAGGGTTATTAACATCTATATGATATTTGGAACTCACCGGATCATAATAAAATGACATGCCATATGAAGTGGGCTCAATAGTTTTATCGGTGTATCCGATTTGCAAAGGGCCGACTCGCATATAATCTCTTGCGTCAAGGTCATTATATTTATGATTTTTATAAATGAACCACTTCTCTTTATTTCTGTCTTGATTAATATCTCTGTCATATTCGCAGATATCAATACCACTATAATCTGCGTTATTAAAAAGACCGCCACCGCGAACACCTCTATAAATGCGTATAGTTGAATAATTATAATCGTTAGTGTATAAGTTTCTAACTTGAAGAGGCGTAACATTAGCTTCGCCGTTCCAGCCTATAGATATATTCTTATTAGTGTAAAAACTGTCGGTTGAACTCGCTTTTTGGAGGGTTTCTAATAATATGTTATTTTGATAATATAAATCGGCGTTAATACCTTTTTTAACATTGAGGCCTCTCATATCCGAAGTGAATGATATAAGCTCGTTATAATTTATGCAAAACTTATCAGTTGATGTATCATATAAATTGAAAAAGTTTTTGCCATTATTATAAACAAAGTTCTTGGTCCTTTTAAAATTGTTATCTTGTGATACATAATAATCGTTAGCTGCTATATTACCCGCAATATCAAGTGCAAAAAGATTATCGGGATTCAATTTGTTTATACCTACCTTGCCATTTAATAAAGATAGCGTTGGTGGGGTATTTTTAATATTTGGAAGATAGCGATTTGAAGTAAGTGCGGATAAATCGCTTGAAGGATAAAAATATATGTTGTTATTTTTCCCAGGTACCTTGTTCGTGTTAAATATCAAGCTGTTGTCGTTATAATCAAGTCGCGAGAGTCTTCCAATATTTGCGACGTATGTCTTGTTTTCTATGGTATTTTTTAGTAATATGTCAAAATTATTGCTCGTTGTTCTATCATTCTTTATAATATTTAGGACACCATCAAAACCGTCAGTATCTGTGAGACCAATTCCAAGTTTATTAGGAAAATTTACATTACAATTGGCATCAAGAGAAGCGATATTGCTGCTAACATAAACAAATAAATAGTTGCTACCATCTACTATGCTTTTTTCAAAGTTCCCTGTAAAAGTATCATTTGTATTGAGAGGTGTTACGCGCTTATTATTGATGAATAGGTCGTTATTTATATTAAGATTATTGATATTAATATTTTGGACGCTGTCAAAATTAACATCATTATTAAAGGCAACTGTTCCTTCAAAAGTTGAATGTTCGTTGACCTTTAAATATTCAGTTGTTAAATTACATCCAACTGTTGCATTATTGGTGATATTAGCATCGCCTGCGTTTAATATCTTTGAGACAGATAGATTATTATTAAATCTGTATAGAGAATCCGTAAAATCTCCGCCATTTATTTGTGTTGCATTTAGAACCCCTACACCTGTTCCGCGAATATATATATCGTCAAGATGTTTATAGGTATTTGTTTGGTAATCGTGTAATAATATGTCATCAAATGTAGATAGTCCTTTTACTTCAAATTTAGATTTACCGATTTTTTCAACGGTAGTTGTGCTATTATTTTCAAAAACCCTTTTATTATAATTTTTTTGCGAAGTGTTATTTGTACCGATACCTATATTATTATTTGCATCAATTGTCATAGCAGGGGCATTATTAGAGTTGTATATAGGTAATGCCCTCGTTCCATAGGCTGAATTAATACTCGCAGAAGAAGTGCTGATGTGAAATTCAAGCGGAACTCCTTGTGTTGTAGAAATAATAGCAGGAGATATATTGCTTCCACCAATCATACCAATACACATTCTTGAAGGTTCTTCGGCATTATTAGTATCGTTTCTTATAGAAATATGCATACTGCTGAATTTATTGTTAGGAGTGGTGACAATGTTTAGCGGATGTGTATTTTTAAATGTATCAATATGGCCTCCGAAGGTAACGAAGTTTGGAGTATAAACATTTTTAACATCATAATTGATATTATAGAGGTTGTTATAATTTGTAATGTAGCCTGTTTGGAAAGGCTGAGATACCACGAGATCGTTAGTTTTAACGATAAACTCCCTGATTAAATTGCTTGTTATAGTTGTTGTATTGTCAATTCTGATATTATTAAGCTCTAACCCGGCCGCTTTAATAATACCCGAACAATGAATGTTTTTATCTACGTATAGCGAAGTATCCAGAGTTAAACTTTCGCGCGCAAGGTTTCTTGAGGCATTTACGGAAGTACCTTGGCTATTAACAAGAAGAGACCATTTAGTATTTGAAGTATCGCCGGGAATATATGTTTTCTCTCCTACGGCCAAAAATTCATCTTTATTTAAATCTAAACTATTGATATTTCTTGCTTCACTTTCGCTGTCCAATTGAAACCCGATAGCAACCGAATCTATTTGGATTAGGGGGGCTGTTATATCATTAGCTAGATAACTCATTTATTATCTTATTCTATTTAAAAGAAAAATACATTTAATATTTATATATATAAAAATTGATATAATCATATTTTGAGAAATAGATATAACCAAGATATATAAATAAAACTAAGATGAAAAGAATTGATAATATCCATAATAAAACAATGGATATTGATGTTGAAAATCAACCATATAATTCAAAAAACATTCTGATAAGCGATGAGGACTTATATAAATTGCTGAGTAGCAATGGTTTGCCTGATTTAGAAATAAAGAACATCAATTTATATCGTGTTGCATTCGTTCATAAATCTTATTGTACTATGAAAAATATTGATTTTGAGAAAAGTAATGCAAATTGTCCGTGTGATTGTCTTCCTCTTCAAGATATGTCTTATGAGCGCCTTGAATTTTTAGGGGACTCTTTGCTTGGAATGATTGTAACGAATTATTTATATAATAGATTTCCAGACCAAAACGAGGGGTTCTTATCTAAAATTAGGACGAAGATAGTAAATGGAAAGATGTTGGGGTATTTGTCGGATAAAATAGGATTACCGAAGTTTGCCATTATATCTAAGCAGGTTGAAGAATCCGGTGGAAGGAATAACTATAAAATTATGGAGGATATATTTGAGGCATTTTTAGGGGCACTCTATTTGGATTTTCAGACAGATGCTGACAATATTATTATTCCCAATATTAATATAAATCCTTCTTCAGGAGCGGGATATTTCGTTGTAGAATCTTGGATAATATATATTATAGAGAATTACATAGACTTTTGCGAACTCATTAGAATTAAAAACAATTACAAGGATATGCTGGTATCTCATATGCTTCATTCTTTACAGGATGTACCACAATTTAAAGAGCTTAATGTAACCGTAAAAGATAATGTTAGGATATTTACATATTGTATCAAAGACAAGAATGGGAGCATTATTTCTACGGCTACTGGAAATACTAAAAAAGAAGCGGAGAACAATGCATCTAAAGAGGCTCTTATATACTATAAAGTTAGTATCCAAGAATATAATTCGCATATTTAGGAATATTTAAGAGATATGTGCGATATTTGGATATATAATATATAATATTATATATTTAAAAATGAGTACTAAGAGTACTAGTATAGCGAGTGAGGCGAGTATTGAGAATATTAATATTACACATTTAGTTTTATCGGGGGGTGGTATGCGTGGTGTTATATTTGTGGGGGCTCTTAGATACTTATATTTAAATAATATGCATAAGAATATAAAACATATTGCAGGGTGTTCAATAGGTTCTTTAATAGGTTTTATGTTTGCCCTTAAATTAACTATTTATGAGATGGAAGAGGTATTATATAATTGTATGAAAGATAATGAGTTATGTTTTTTATCTATTAAAAAGTACATAAGATTAATTACAGAACTTGGTTTATTTGATACAGAGGTAATGATTAAGCATTTAAAAATTATAGTAAAGAGGAAATATGCAGATAGGTGTAAAGGCGCGAAGGATACGGAAGAGCCCGATGAGTATAATGCGGATGATATATCAGATACTATTACATTCTCGCAATTATCTAAAATTTTCGGAGTAAATATGTATATATCTTGTACGAATATAAATACTTGTGAAAATGAGATTTTTTCTATTGAGAAAACGCCCGATGTCTGTGTATATAAGGCTTGTTGCGCCTCAATGTCTATACCATTATTGTTTAAGCCGATAAATATAGGAGATTATCATTATTATGACGGGGGATTAACTAACAATTTTCCTATAAAAATATTTGCTGATGTGCCACGAGAGAATATAATAGGTATGCTTTTGTATAAAGATAATGAAAATACAGAGCATATTCCTGTAAAAACTATAAATTTTATATATATTGTAAAGCAGTTGATGACGATATTAAATATTCTAAGAGTAAAAGAGGTTTTATTAAAGCAGATTCAAGATAGCAAATATACTAATTATTATCGCCCTCAAAATCTCGTTTTAAAAAGCGGAATGAATATAATATTCGCGAGGAAGGGAATGCGATTACATATAACTAAAAAGGAGATTGACGAAATGGTATTTGTCGGCTTTGAAACAATGACTGAATATATTGACGAATTGTCAGCAAAATATACAGCTGATGCTAATGCGCGCATTGATGCGATTAGTCTTTGATTAATATTTTTTTATTGATGTAATAGGGGTTTTTATTAATAACCGTGGCATTTGCAGGTAATTTGGTGATAAATATTTTGTCGGGGGCTTTTAATAATATTGGCAGAATTGTATCAATAGTTAATTTTTCTAAATATATGCTATTATTTTCATAGCTACTACTATAGCTGCCACTTCCGCTACTTGAACGACGACTATTATTAATAGCTTTTCTAAATGTTTTGACATATTCGCCGATTTCATCAGATGGCAGATTGTTATCTATAGATATCCAGGAACGCGGTTCTATCTTTTTATTTCTAAAAGCATTTATCAATCTTTTATAGTCATCGTCAATAAGGGATTTTTTGACAGATTTGATTTTTTCGGCAAAACCGAAATCATAAATATACATAACGTATTCGCAGGATTTTAGATAATAATTTTTACCATAAATATTATAGTGATGATAGCTATTTTTGGTAACATTATAATTCATATGATATAGAAAATTTCCCCAATGACAATCGCCGTGAATAAATCCGAGATGATGAAATGTAGATATAGATAACATTATTTGGATAAATACATTATATAACACGCTGTTATTTTTGAGGAATATTTTACTATTACAGAGCTGTTTCAAATCGCCTCGGGCGAGCTCATTTAATAAAATATAGTATTTCTTATTTAGAACGATATCTGGTAAGTTTTTATTGGATATTTTGTCGCAGATAATAACTTTGTAAGTTAGAATGAAATGTCTTGATATCATATTTTTAATAACTTTATCGGTTATTTTCAAGTTAATCTGTGCTTCAAACAGATTAACGCGGTTATTAATCATAATTTTTGAAGCAATAGGATATTTGCCGAATTCATTTTTAATAGATGCTATATAAATATACCCGTATTTGCTAATAGAACCGAACTTTTTTGTAAGAAATACCTTATTATTGATATTGTATCCGCGAACATCTTCATTTTTTTTAGAATTGATAGAGTATTCTTTTAGACACTGTTTATTATTTATATCTTTTAATTTGTTCGTTATATGCTTATAATAGAATATTCTTTTGTCTATATTATATTTGAGCGTTTTATCCTTAAAATATTTAAGTAATGCATCGGGAACTTTAATATCTATTTCTTTACTGTTATTCATATCAATATATTTGTTATTAATTGTATTTGAGAAATGGCTATATGCGGACATATTTTTAGTGTTAAATAAATGGGATTCTGCCATTATCTTATATATCTTCTATTTATAAAGCAATATTCTAATATAATATTATAATAGATTTAATGAATAACAAAGAAGAAAAGAGGGGCAGAGCTGAGCCGTATATATTT